CAGTAGTAGTTCAGGCAATGCTGAACTCTAAAAAATTTTGGTACGCTGTAATTGGTATTTTGACAACTCTATTGAGTGAAAAGTTTGGATTGAATCCAGATGAATTGCAAGGTGTTTTATTGAGTATTGGAGCCTTAATATTAGGGCAAGGATTTGCTGATATTAAAAAATAAAACTTGGCGGGAAAGCGTTTAAGATTATCAGAGGAAGAGGTTGAGATAATTAACGAATATAGAGGTTCGGAACTAAAAAATTTCAACAATAACACTGCCTTAAATTTACACTTGAAAGAAAGAGGCATTTTGAAAAAAGATGTTGTTAGTGTAAAACATGAAAGGAGAGTTAAGATTCTCTATTGTTACAAAAGAAAATCAATCAATTGAGGAATCTGAAATATTAAACAAAATAAAAAATTTAATTGACAATCATGCTCCTTGTTATCCTAAATTAAAAAAGGTTAGCGGGGAGCATTTGTTAGTTATAAATCCAGCAGATATTCACATTGGAAAATTAGCTGTTGAAATAGAAACAAAAGACGCTTATAACAATGATATTGCTTATCAAAGAGTTATGCAAGGAATCATTGGAATAGTTGAGAAATCGAAAGGCTTTGACATTGATAAAATTCTTTTTTGTATTGGAAACGATGTTCTTCATATTGATAATGTATATAACACCACAACGGCAGGAACTAATCAAGACGCAGATGGCAAATGGTGGGAACACTTTGAACTTGCTTTAAAACTATATGTTAATTCAATAGAGATACTTCAAAAGATTGCTCCAGTGGATGTGATTCATTGCATGTCAAATCATGATTATCAAAGTGGTTTTCACTTAGCGCACGCCTTAAAATCATGGTTCAGAAACTCGGATAATGTTTCTTTTGATATATCTGTAAATCATCGAAAATATTATGTTTATGGAAAAAACCTTATAGGATTAGAACACGGAGATGGAGCAAAGATGGATAAACTTCCATTAATGATGGCTAATGAGAATCCACATGCTTGGGCGCAAACAAAATATCGTTATTGGTATTTACACCACATACATCATAAAGTCAAACACAAATGGCTTGATGGAAAAGATTTCATTGGAGTTTCAGTGGAATACATGAGAAGCCCTAGTGGAACAGATAGTTGGCACAATAGAAAAGGGTTCACTGGAGTTCCAAAAGCTGTTGAAGGCTTTATTCATCAAAAGAAATCTGGCCAAGTTGCGAGGTTAGTTCACTATTTTTGACGAAATTTCACACAAAAAAAACACACAAAATTAAAAAAAAATTAATTTACTAGGTTAAAAAAAAATTAAAAAAGTTTTGGCAATAGTAAAATTATTTATATATTTGCACTATAATTAACGAATTAAAAACAATAAAAACTAAAATTATGACAATTATTAAAAACAACTACCAGTTCAAAATTGTAAATTACTACCTAGATAAAATGGTCATCAGAATTACACCATTAGGAGTTACTCCAACAAATTCTGAAGATTATCCAATGTATAAAACTTTTAGTATAGATGAAACTTTAGAAGATATAGTTTACGATTTAACAACACCATAGTAATACTGATGAGCTCTTAATGAGCGAAACGGCTTCGGCCGTCTATTACAAATAATTAAAAGAATTAAAAACAAGAAATAACAATTATGAAAACAAAAGTATTTATTGAGGTTAACAAGTGGGAAGATGGAACTAAATCAATTCATGTAAACACTGAGGAAAATTGCGATTTTGTTGAGGAATTATCACATTACAGAACAATCAAAAACACAATTTCTGCAATCGGCAAACACAAAGACTATTCATATTCAGGAAGAAAAGTAACATGGATTCTTGATGAGTGGAATAATATTTTAAATTCTTAAAAAAAAAATCAAAAAAGTTTTGGCAATAATAAAATAATTTATATATTTGTACCAAATTAGAACGAATTAATAATATTAAAATAACAATTATGAAAAAAACAGAATTAAATTTAACAGCACAAGAATTAGAAAAACTTATTTTATTAATGGAAGATAAGTATTCAAAAACGGGAATGTTTTATCCAACAAAAATATTGTTTGATAAATTAATTAACGCACAAAAAACCACTACAAAAACCAGAGTTTATATTTTGAAAGAGCATGTTAATGGAAAAAAATTATGGTGCATTTATGAAGAAGATACTTTGGAATTGATATGTGCTGAATCAACAAAAAAAGAAGCTTTATTGGTTGCAAAAGAAAATGATTTCAAAATAACAAATTAAAATAATTAAAAGAATTAAAAACAATTAAAATTAAAATTATGAAAAAAGAATTCAACATCAACTCAAGTTCATTAAACAACTTCACTGAAAAACAAATCGAATCTACAATCAACAAACATTCTAAAAGAGAATTGTTGGAGAGATTATTAACATGGAAATCATTAGCAAAGCAACATGAGGCAACTATTGATGAACTAAATAGTGATTTATCTAAATTACAAAAAGAAGTTAATGAGTTAGAGATTATCATTGAGTGTCATGAATCCGAATTTGGAATGACAATAGATTAAAAAAAATAATTTACGAAAAAATTAAAATTATGAAATTATCAGAAATAAAATCACTATTAGAAAGAAAAGAGTTTTTTTCAATTGTAGGTGTAGAAATGGAGCTTGGATATAAAACAAAACATTATGGTATATTTGATAAAAGTGCAACATCAGAAACACTCACAGAAGAAATTAAAGAATATGTGGATGAACAAAAGAAAAGCGTAATATTATTATTTGAACCCGCTATTGAGGTTAAATTAGGAAAAGGAACAACCACACTTCAAGAATCAATTCATGTTCCTTTTATATATTATTAAACGAATTAAAAATACATGAACTTAGAAAACGAAATAACAAAAGATGACTTGGTTGATTTGATTGTTTTGATAAACAAAAAAATGATTGAATTAAACAATGAAACAGTTGATGAAAACTTTGTCAAAACACAAATCAATAAATGGCAAAGAATAAAAAATGAATTAATAAAAGATTATAAACACTTACAACTTAAAATAAATTAAATTATGTATAAAATAACACACAAAAAAACAGGATTCACACAGTATAGAAATGTAAAAGAATTAGCTGATTTTGTATATAAAAACAAGCATTCTAATTATACAATAAAGGAAATATCAAAGTTTGATTTTACAGAGTTTCAAGACGCTTTGATTGCTTTATTTTTAATAATATTTGTTTTTGTTTCTGCTTACTTTTTACTTTGGACTTTTTACTAAAATATTATGAAAGAATCAGAAAAATTAAATCTATTATATAAAGATAATTCTTTGGATAAAGAAGATGTTTACAAAGACAAACGTGGATTCAGTATAATTAAAAGAAGTGGAATTGAAAAAATACAAGTCAATAATAACATAAAAGTTCATTTTGAATGTTTGTCATTTGATGTGAACAATTGTGTAATAAAAGCAACGTCTTATATTGATGGCGTTGAACAAATGCAAACTTATGCATCGGCAACAAAAGAAAACTGCATTCAAAAATTTAGAATTGAGATTGCAGAAAAGAGAGCTCTTGCAAGAGTAATAATAAAAACAATGAATCTAACCAATACTTATGGAGAGGATGAGTTAAAATTTCAAAACAATAAATAAATGAAAATACAAGGAAAACTACACGATATTTTAGATGTACAATCTGGAATCTCAAAAAATGGAAATGAATGGCAAAAACAACCTATCTTAATTGATACAGAGGCAAAGTTCAACAATATCATTGCAATTGATTTATTTGGAGATACAATTGAAAAAATCCAGAATATACAAATTGGAGCTTTTGTTGAGGTTAAGTTGAACATTAGTTCTAAAGAATATAATGGAAGATACTACACTAATGTT